AAGCTTCTCATGTCTTTACTTCCTCCTAATGCACCCTTCTTTAGACTAGTAGTAGATGATGCAGAACTTGAAGGTCTGTTAGCTGAACAGAGATCTGAAGCTGAGAAAGCTTTAGCTAAGATTGAGCGTTTAGTAATGCAGGAAATTGAAGTCCGTGGACTAAGAGTTCCTATTTCTGAAGCACTTAAACAACTTATTGTTACAGGAAATGTTCTTGTATACCTACCTCCTAAAGAACAGATAAGAGTATTTCGTTTAGATCGTTATGTTGTTAAACGAGACTCAATGGGTAATGTCCTAAAGATTATTACTAAAGAATCCCTTTCTTCTTTGTCTCTTCCTGAACGTGCTAAAGATATACTCTCTGATCCTGAATCAGAAGAAGTATATAAAAACCATGACTTATTTACTTGTGTTCAATGGACAGGAAGTAACTGGAAAATACATCAAGAGTTAGAAGGAAAAACTGTTCCAGGATCAGAAGGTTCTTATCCTAAAAATAAATGTCCTTATATTGCTCTTAGGTTTACATCAATGGATGGAGAAGACTATGGACGAGGATATGTAGAAGAGTACTTAGGAGATCTAAAGTCTCTTGAGTCATTAACTCAGTCTATTGTAGAAGGTTCAGCAGCCGCTGCAAAAGTATTATTCCTTGTTAGACCTAATGGCACTACAAGAGTTAAGACTTTAGCAGAGTCTCCTAATGGAGCTATAGTAACAGGAGATGATAATGATGTATCTTCTCTTCAGCTTGGTAAGTCTCAGGACTTTGGTGTAGCTATGAACACAATACAAGTATTACAAACTAGGTTATCCAGAGTGTTCCTAATGAACTCTTCTATCCGAAGGGATGCTGAGCGTGTTACTGCAGAAGAAATAAGAATAGCACATCAGGAATTAGAGATAGCTTTAGGTGGAGTTTATGCTGTTCTTTCTCAGGAGTTCCAGTTACCTTTGGTAGAACTCTTAATGAATAAGATGCAGAAAGAAAAGAAGATTCCTAAACTTCCAGAAGAAGGATTAAAACCTCTTATTATTACAGGAGTAGAAGCTCTTGGAAGAGGAGAAGATTTGAATAAATTAGGAATGTTTTTACAGCAACTAGCACCACTTGGTCCAGAAGTACTAAGGGAAATTAATGTTTCTGATTATATTACTCGTCTTGCAGGTTCTCTTGGTATTGATACTGAAGGACTAGTGAAGACTGAAGAAGAGAAAATGTTAGAGATGAAAGCTGCTCAAGATCAACAAGCTGCTGCAATGAACCAACAAATGATAGGTAAAATGGCAGAGAAAGCCACACCCGAAATGGTTAAAGGTATGGGTGATCAAATGCAACCACCACCTCCAGAAATGGCTAACTAATAACATAAGAGGAGACTCACAATGGCAGAATTTCAACAAGTAAGTACACATGAAGATGCTCCACCGCCTCCAGAAGGAACGCAAGAGCATGAGCAAGCTATGGTTCAACTTGCAGAAGAAGCAGGAGCCGTAGAACGAGATGATGAACAACCTTCATGGCTTCCAGATAAATTTGAAAGTCCTGAAGATATGGCGAAAGCCTATCATGAATTAGAAACAAAATTAGGAGGTTCGGAGTCTGTGACGAACAGCGATGAGGGTACAAAACCTCCGCAGACTCCTCATCCCACTTTACAAGATGCAAAAGAAGCAGTAACAGAACAAGGATTAGATTTTGATAAATACTATAAGGAATATTTAGAAAACGATACCCTTTCAGAAGCCTCATTTAAAGAACTCAATGGAAAAGGCATGAGTCCTGAGATGGTATCTTCATGGATAGAAGGACAGAATGCTATTTCAGATCAGGTAGCTGATATGGCTTATAGTTCTGTAGGAGGAAAAGAACAATATAATTCAATACTTGAATGGGCAGGTAAATCTCTTACTGAAAAAGAGATAGGTGTATTTAATTCTGCACTAGAACATGGCACAGTAGACGAAAGTTTATTTGTTATTAAATCTCTTAATGCTCAATACCAAGTGGCAAACGGAAGTTCGCCTAACTTAATGCAGGGATCAACTGGTGGATCTGGAACAGAAGCTTTTAGTTCATTAGCGCAAATGTCTGAAGCAATGCGAAATCCTAAATACAATACTGATCCTGCTTATAGGGAAGAAGTAACTAGGAAACTAGAATCTTCTAACCTTATGTAATACGGAAGTAAAACATACGAACAAAATTAATGCCCTCTGAGGAGGATAACTTTAATTGGGAACGATGAAGATAAAGCCGTAACTTTAACTCATGCTAGTTTAAAACTAGTAATCTTTAATCTCAATTAAAATTAAATATGGCACAAAATTATACAGGTCTAAGGTCCGGTCTAGTTGATGCTTCTTCCTCTACCAGTTCTAGGCAATTATTCCTAAAGCTGTATGCTGGCGAAGTAATGACCGCATTTCAGACCAAAAATGTAATGATGAACTATACGAGAACCCGAAATATTAAGAAGGGTAAATCGGCACAGTTCATTATGACAGGTAAACATCGTACCGCAGGGTATCATACACCTGGAGCTGAAATCGTACCGAACGTAACAGCTAAGCAAACTGAAAGAGTAGTTAGTATTGACGATCTCTTAATTGTGAATCAATTCATCCCTAATATTGATGAAGCGATGTCTCAATATGACATACGTTCAGTCTATTCTTCAGAAGCTGCTTATGGATTAGCCTATGCTGCGGATAAAAACGTCCTCAGAATGGCTATTAAAGCTGGTCTATCAACTTCAGCAGCCGCAGTTGCAGCTCTTGTTCAAGAGAATGTAGCGTGGACTGATGAGGATTTCTCTGCCAATGTGGTAATCGGAACTTGCGCTCAGTCTGTAAAATCCATGTATTTCATGGAAGCAGTCATCGAAGCAAAGCGTATTCTGGAAACTGCAGGAGCGCCTCTTGATGATTTAGTAGTTGTCTGTGCTACAGATATCTACTATCACATGTTTAAATCCCAGACTAACGGAGAAACTACTGCTAATTTACATCTCTTTAATCAGGATGTAGGTGGAAGTGGCTCAGTTAAGGATGTGAATCTTCCAACTATTGCAGGTATTCCAGTAGTTAGAACTCCTCATCTTGGATCTGGTGGTTCCTCAGCTTGGGCTACTAACCTTTGGGCTATGACTGGCTCAGGTGGTACTCGTACTGGTACAGTTCCATCTGCAGATCGTCCTTTAGGTGCTACAGAATCTAACAGGACAACTGTGTATGATCTTCCTGCTGGAGCCGCTTATGGTGGTGAAGGAGAGAAAGTTCGTGCTATTGTCATGAACAAAGATGCAGTAGCAACTGTTAAATTATTGGATCTTTCGGTTGAGACAGATTATATGGTCAATCGTCAAGGAACAATGATTGTTTCTAAATATGCAATGGGTCATAACGTATTACGTCCAGCAATGAGCGTGTTACTTTCTGCACCTATAGCATAATAACCTCTTTGTGGGGTATGGTTAATCCTCTTGCCGTACCCCATTTTCGTAGAGGAGATATAAGAGTTCTCCATAACTCCTCTACACCCTCACACAAATATCCCCAAATAAAACTTTATGGCTGTTTCTAAAACTACTAGATTAAATGCTATCAATTCTATGCTTATTGGTATAGGAGAAGCTCCAGTAAATACTTTAAACTCTGGTCTTCAGGAAGCAGAAGTAGCTGAAATAGTTCTAGAATCCATTTCTCGTGAAGTGCAATCTTTAGGATGGTCTTTTAATACTGATCTAAGATATGAACTAACTCCGAATGACGAAAAAAGTATTTCACTTCCTTCCAATACTCTCCAAGTAGATACCCTAAGTTTAAAAAGAGACTACAATTCAGATATTATTGAACGTGATGGTAGATTATATGATCGAACTAAAAATACTTTTGATTTTGATGATGCGGTAAAAGTTAATATTGTATACTTCTTTGATTTTGAAAAGATTCCTGAGTATGCCCGAAATTATATTACATTAAGAGCAGGAAGAAAATTCCAAGAAAATACTATTGGCTCTAATGAGATGACACAGCTACAATATAAAGATGAACAAGCAGCTTTACTTGCTCTTAGAGATGCAGATTCTCAAGCTGCCGACTTTAATATTTTTGATAACTATGACACATTTGCTGCCTTAGATAGAGGTTCAGGCGCTCCTGTAAGTGTACTTGATTCACAACGAAGATTATATTCCTAATTATGGCTTTAATTTCTAGTCCTATACCAAATTTAATTAATGGTATTTCTCAGCAACCTGCTGAAATTAGATTGCCTACCCAAGCAGAAAGACAGATCAATGGTCTGAGTTCTGTGGCAAGAGGTCTAGAGAAACGACCTGGAACTGAACATCAATCAAGACTATCTACTACTGCAGAGAATGATACATTTATTCATAGTATTCGTAGAGATGCTGATGAAGAATATACAATGGTTCTCAGTAGGACTTCTGGAGCAGTTAAGACTCTTGAGATTTATGATAAAGATGGTGGTGCTATGCCTGTTAAATCTGCACCTACCGCAGATGTAAGTAATTGGCCTACCACAACTACAAATAATATAACTAGTGCAAATTTAGTTTACCTAGAGACTCCTACAGTCAAAGAAAATATAATAGCAACCACAGTAGCCGATACAACCTTTCTTATTAATAAAGAAACTATAGTAAATAAAGCCACTACAAATGGTAAAGTTTCAGGAGAAGGTGTAACTGGAGGATGGACAGATGCTCTTGTACCTACATCAGCAACAGGATCAGGATTAATTACTGGAGCATATACTCATGAAGGATTGCTTTTTGTAAAGTCAGGAGATTATTCCAGTAAGTATATGGTATCTTTAACAATAACTGCTGGTGGTGGACCTTACAAAGTTGGGTTTCAAACTCCTTCTTCTGCCGCAGGAGCTAATCAAAGTTATACTTCCGCTGCAAGAATTGCTAAAATTCTAAAAGGTGGAAGGGGAGAATGTACTGGAGCAGGTCCTAGCGGTAGCATATATAGTAGTGGTACTACTCTTGTTGCTGAAGGATGGGATGATTTTACTGTTACCACTCCTGCAGTTGCAGTAGAAGGTTTTGGAGGTTGGCTTCCTACAGCAGATAGAGATGAGGGAGGTAAATCTTCAGGTGCAGGATACGAAGGAGATACTTACTATGATGGATTAGATGCTATTGTCGCTGCAAGCAGTAATAAGTTTGCATTTACACAAGAATCAGGAACTTCTGTAATCAAAATTCAATGTAAAGAAGCTTTCACTATTAAAGTTTCTGATTCAAAAGCTGGAGGAGCATTAGTAGGTTTTACAAAAACTACTACAAATTTTACCAACCTTCCTGCAGTAGGCGCTCCTAATAATTATGTAGTTAAAATAGTTGGTAATTCAGATGCTTCTGCTGATGACTTTTATGTAAAATATAATTCAACAGATGATGTCTGGAAAGAATCTTTAGGTCCTGGACAGACTTTGGGTTTTGATACCTTTACAATGCCTCATCGTTTAATTAGATTATATGATAATACAGTTGATAAAAATAAATACTTTCTTTATGAACCTGTAAAAGAGCTTCCAGCAAGTTATGGCGCTCCAGCTAGGTTTGGATGGTCTAGTAGAAAAGCAGGAGATGATGATACTAATCCTTTTCCATCATTTACAGGAGGAAAAATAAATGATATTACTTTTCATAAGAATCGTTTTGGTGTTTTAAGTGATGAAAATATAATCTTTTCGGTAGCAGGAAACTTCTATAACTTCCTTTCTATTTCTGTGATGACTTTCTTGGATAGTAATCCTGTTGACATTACAGTATCTAATAATGAAGTTTCTATTCTCAGACATGCTGCTGCCTTTAATCAAGGTTTATTGCTCTTCTCAGATTTTCAACAGTTCAATTTAAACTCTCAAAATGCTTTTACTCCTAACTCAGTTTCCGTAGATGTTGTTACTCAGTTTGAATCTACTAATAAAGCTCCTCCTGTTTCTTCTGGTAAGTTTGTTTACTTTCCTTTTAAACGTGGAGAGTATTCAGGAGTAAGAGAATACTTTGTAGATACTGGTTCTGCAGATACTAATGATGCAACAGATATTACTTCTCATGTACCACAGTACATCAAAGGTAATATTACCACAATGGTTGTAAGTTCTACCAATGATATGGTAGCAGTTTTATCTGATGATGATCTTAAAAGAGTTTATATTTATAAGAACTTCTGGGAAGGAGCAGATAAACTTCAGAACTCTTGGAGTCATTGGACATTTACTGGAGACATCCTAAACTGTGCATTCTTAGGATCAACTCTGAAGTTACTTGTGAAAAGGTATGAAACCGATGGTACTACTGTTGAAGGTCTGTACCTAGAAGACATTAACCTAAGCTTAGATTCTTCAGAAGCAGTAATGGAAGATGATACTGCAGTACTTTTGGATAGGAGAGTTAAGTTAGTAAATGGAAATAATGTAGCTGCTCACCTTCCATACTTTGCAGATATTCCTAGCGACATGGTCTATGTTACAGATAACTCTAGAAAAATAAGTGGAAGTTCTGCATCCGCAACTCAAACTTTGGTAAATGAATACTTAGCTGCTCATTCTACTAACGTAGTATATGCAGGAACTCCTTACACCTTTGAATATGAGTTCTCTAGGTTTATTCATAAAGAGAATCAACTTCCAGTAGCTACTGCTAAATTACAGATTAGAAATATTAACTTACTTTACAATAGAACTGGTTTCTTTAATATAAAAGTTAATGTAACTCCAGGAACCATATTAATTCCTGATCCTAATGTAATAATTTTAGAATCTTGTACTTTAACAATCTCAGATGCAACAGTAACAGTATCAGATACCAATGATCTTGTAGCAGGAATGCCAGTATCAGGAAGAGGAATTCCTTCAGGAACAACAATTCTTTCTATAACAGGAGGTTCCACTACTTTACTTGAGCTTTCTGCTAATGCGTTACTAAGTGATTCTACTATTACTTTAACTTTTAATGCAGGAGTAACTATATCTTCTACTCCTAGAACAAACTATTCTAAGAACTTCTCAGGAATGATAACTAATACATCTTCTTTTGGAGAATACAAACTACTCTCCGGAACCTTCAAAAGCTCCGTCATGACAAACAGTTCTAACTGTAACATTATATTAGAAAATGATGAGTACTTGCCGTGTGCGTTCATGTCAGCAGAATGGGAAGGCTTTCTACACAAAAGGAATCAACGAGTAGCATAAAATGTATAGTTACAAAGAATTTACAAAGCCTTTTGAGGCAGAATATGTAGATATTTTAGCTAATAATATGTGTCAAGTAGATATAGATGAGGTTTATGCAACATCAGGATTAAGCCCTAAAACTGCTATACTTTCTTCTATAATGACTAGTTACCAATTAGTATGTTATTTTGATAAAGAAGAACTTTTAGGTATAGGAGGAGTAGGAGGAGAACCAAATGGAGTAGGTACTCCGTGGTTTTTACGGACTAAACACTTTGATTCTTGGAAACAGAAGAATAGAAAAAGCTTTTTAAAAAGTAGTAGATCTTGGATAGATCACATGGGAGAAACTTATCCTTCTATGTATAATTATGTAGACGAAAGGAATAAAGAATCTATAACTTGGTTAAAACATTTAAACTTTACATTCACAGATAAAATTAAGTACGGATTTTTACAGATTCCTTTTATTAAATTTGAAAAATATAACGAATTGGAGGTAGCATAGAACCTTTTACAGCAATGATGATAATGCAGGGTGCTAGTACATTGATGAAGCACCAAGCAGGTAATGCTGCTGCATCTGCTGCTAATGCATTAAAGTATAGAAGAGATTTAGCTATTAAGAGTCAGTATAAGATGAAGATGTCTCAGGCAAGACAGTCATTTGCTGATATTAATACCATGCGTGTCAAGAACTTGGATATTAAAACAGATGCTATGCTCCAGAATAGACTAAAGGAACTAAGAGTATCTGGATCTATAGCAGCCTTAGCAGGTCCATCAGGACAAAGTACGGATGCTCTTAAAGCAAGAAGTCTAGGACAAGTTCTTCAAGGAGAGAACTCGTTTCTAAAAGATATGGATACTAAAAACTTACAATTAGCTTATAAAGATAGAGAAATTACACAAGGAATGGAAATGGCTTGGTTAGATGCTAATGCTCAAATAGCTGGAACTTCTTACCAATCAGGTCCAGGCCCTATGTCTTTAGCGTTTGGTATGGGAGAAGCATATATGAAATCACAATCATTTGACTCCCAAATGGGAGGTGAGTTCTAATGGCATATAACGATGGAGTTCAAACTTCTACAACTGGTCTTAATATAGCTGATTCAGCAAGATCTGGAGGAGTTGCCAGAATGAATTATGAAACTGGTATTAGACAATCAGATCTTAATTCTGCAGGAGGTATGGGAGGCATTAATCCTGGTGAAATTGCTGATGGATTAATGAAGTGGGCGCAAGCTGGAGGACAGATGGCATTAGCTAGTAAGCAAGAAGAAGAAGCTAAGAAGAGAGTAGCTGCTGCCGAGCTAAAAAAGGCTAAAGCTGAACAAGATTTTAAAAACAAAACAGATGCTAAAAGTCTGTTTAGTTCTACTGGTGGAGAAAACTTAGAAACCGCAGGAGCTGCTGGCGCACCTTTCCTTCCTTCTACTGAGGATCAATCAAAATTATATACTGCTAATGCAGGTCTTAGAAAAGAATACGAAAAACTATATACTGAAGACAAAGTAGATGAGGAACAAGTATTTATTAATGAAAATGCTGGAGATATTACTGATCAACTTTTTGAGGAATGGAATGCACTTCCTCCTGACGATCCAGCTAAAAGAGATTTTATTCAGTTTGCTGGAGTACAGCTTCAAAATTATAAAGAGAAGAGACATCTTGAGAATTTCTCTGGACTTAAACATCTAGGAGAAGTAACTGCTGATGGAAAAGGAGTAAGCTATACTCAATTAGAAGATCATGTTGCAAAAAAGCATAGAGAGCATGTAAGAGAACAACAGGATGTATTTATATCTAATCGTATAACTGGTTCATTTAATGCTAAGGGAGTACCAACAACTATTGCAGATTTTGATGGTCGAGTAGGAGAATGGAAAGGAAAGAAGTTTGATGTTAATGGAAAAAAGGGTGATCTTATACCTCGTAAACAAGTTGTAATAGCTGCTTTAGAACACATGACTGAACAAGTTCAGTATTCATTACAGAATCCAAATGGAAGATCTACTGATAAGATTTTTGACTCATTAAAAATGATTGAGAGTCTGAACGACTATAATCAGTTAATGGATAGAGGAGATGGAATGGGAGAAAAATATGAAGAATATTTTAAAGAAGCAAGAGATGCAAAAACAACTTTACAGAACAGAGAACGACAAGCTAAAAATGATGCAGAAAAAGAAGGAAAAAAAGTATCCACAAAATTAAATAATAAAGTTTTGAATGAAATAGCAGCAGTAAATTTTGCTATTGATGATGGGAATCCACCTTCTAAAGATGACTTTAAGCTTTTACAGGTAGAACTTTTTTTACGAAGAGGTGATATTGAGTCTGGTAAATTTATTACAGCTATGACTCAATTAAAAGGAATGGCTAAAAGTATTGATGTTAATTCTGAATCTTATATACCTGCAGAAGATTCTGAAGAAGCTAAGATTTTACCTGACTATACTAAAACAGCCAGTAAAGAATTTAAGTCTATACCCGCTGTTGGAAAAGAACAGGAAAAAGTTATTCAAAGTAATGATCCTTCTTGGGTGAAAATAGGAAAATTAAAAGTTTTAGAAGCTCAAAGTAAACGAATCAAATACCAAATTGATAATACTGCAAGCCATACAGAGGCAGATAAAATTGCCTCAAGTAATAATTTAGGTGGATTACAAACTAGACTTACAAAAGCAGTAACCGATTGCGAAGCAGGAGTTGCAGGTAAATGTGAAGTAGCGCAAGGTATTATAGATATGGTTCCTACACAAGGAATGCTTGCTTCAGATATAAAATCATGGAATACACATAAAAATACCATACAAAAAGAATTAGGAGCAATCTCAGGTGGTAAAGCTGCTACAGCTACAACTGGAAAAGTTATAGACTTAATAGGTGCTGTAAATGATAAGAAGATGTTATTTGCGGATGCTGAGAAAGAATTTAAGAAACTAAAGAATCCTTCTGCAAGGGATATGGAAATATTCCAAACCCAAACAAGAGCATTTAGAGATAAAAAAACAGATGATAAAGGAATAGAAGCTGGATTAAGATTTGAAAGTGCATTAGCTCAGGAAACAACTGTTAAAGGTTTAAAGGATGCAGTAGAAAAAGAACTTAGAACTAATAAATCTTTAGGTTTTGAAGCTAGAAAAAACATACTTAAATTTCAAACAAAACGTATTCTTGAAATTGATTCAGGAAATGTAAAAGAATCTAAAGAAGCTGCTAAAGAGAGAAAGAAAGAAGCTAGTCAGAGATCTATAGTTAATCATAGAACACTATTCAATGAGCTAAAGACTAGTGCTGAGATGGAACTATATATAGATAATCAGAATGTATTTGAAACAGACGGAACCTCAAGTGTTGATACAGAAGATCAAGGTGCTTTCCAAAAAGAATTACAAGGAGTTATAAGAGAAACAAAAGAAAAAGAAGATATAAAGACAGCAGGAGATCAAGAAGGAAAGATTAGGGATAAGTTACTTAAAATGGAAATGAATCCTACTCCAGAAGAACTTCAAGCCTTTCAGTTGGATGTTGATAAGATCAAGCATGAACCTACCAGAACTAGAATGAATGCTATCCTTCAGGGTTATGGAGATAAAAAAAAGACTAAAGAAGAGATAGATTCAGTACTTGAAGACGATATGATTGTAAGAAAAAAAGTCCGTTCTTCAATGACTGTGATGCGTGATAAGCTTACTGATTTTGTAAAAGCTGCAGAAGATCCTAAGATACCAAATAGTGCTTCTAAAGCAATGACGAGTCTACTAGAATATAGAAAAACAGTATTACAAAATTCTGAGTTTCAAGCTTTAATGGCTGAAGATCCAGATAATACAAACTATCAGAAAGAAATGGATGACACATACACCACACTATCTGGTTTGCAGACAAAGGATGAAGTCATGGCAAAAAACAAAACTAATCATAAAAATAGTGTAAATTCTTTAAGAGACAGAGAAGTAAAAACAGAACAAACTTATGAAGATATCTTTGAATTAGAAGAGAAGTTTACCTTAGAAGATTACAATTCCTTTGTAGATAGTTTAGGAGTATCTGCTGAACTTATAGATGAAAATGGAAAAGTTTCTAATCCTTCTATACATACTGCTGCTGTTCAGGACCAATTAAAATTACGAGCAAGAGTTGCTAAAGAAGAACATGATCAAAAAAATGCAGAAGTACCTACAAAAACTGATATACAATATCTAGGTACAGCAGAATTTAAACTGGATCAAATTAGAGATGCAGTAGGAGATGCTGAAAAAAATAGATTGATTGATGAGACAAATACATGGCTTAGCAATGGTTATACAGGAGTTCCTCCAGATACAACAAAGATATTTTCTACAGAAGATTTTAGATATTTTAGAAATAAGGTAAACTCTGAAAGACCAGATTCTCCTAAAGCATTTGAACCTAAAGCTGAAGCATTGCAAATTATTAATTCTATATTTACAGGATCAACTTCTGCAGATGGTAGTCCTGTTGGTATGTTAGCTCTTGGAGAAGGAAATGTTTTAAGAAATGATATTAGAACTTATTTTGGTAAACAATTTAATAATAATATACCTAAGTTTAAAAAACCTTACATGTTAAGGAGAGATGAAGGAACTAATGAGATGAAGGTTGTTGATTGTAATGAAGCATCAAAAAAAGATGATACATGCTTTGATGATAAGGGATTAGAATTTGCTCAACAATTATCTTCTTTGCTAATTACACCTAGTGAAACTCATCCATTCGGAGCAGGACCACCTGATGAAAATGGTAGAAAAAGTTTTAATGAAAGATTAAAAAGTTTTAAGAGTACTATGTTAGAAAATCTCCAAAGAGGAACTGATGTTATAGGAACAGGTACAAACCAGCCACGTATTACAAAAACTTCAGGAGATTCTAGTTCTACTTGGTCTTTAGTGAATGTCACTTTTTTTGACAAAACACAACCACTACCTGATTATTCAAAGGGACCTAATAAATGAGTGAAATAGAAGAACAACTAAAAGATCCTATGAGAGGATTTCAGGATTTTGATTGGATGAAGATTGCTAAAGATCCAGATTCTAATGAACATCCTACTGCTGGTAAAGCTCATACTATGTCTAGTGAAGTAGATGGAAAACATCGTCTATACCCTTCAGTAAGACATAATGAGGAAGGTGTACCTATACAGTATGGTCCTACAGATGCTCAGAGATTAGCTGATGAAAATGATGATTTTCTGGAATTTGATACTGAAGACGATGCTACAGCATGGTCTAAGAATTTTAGTAACCAGATAGGTTTAAGTAGACAACCACAACTAGAACAAAAACCTGCTCCTCCAGTAGGTCCTGAGACACCTCAAACTCCTGCTTTACTAATGAGTGAAGCAACTGAGAGGTATCGTGAAGTATTAGATTATTTTACTAATGTTGCACTTGCTGCAGATAGTGAAGATAGAGCATTAGGATTAATTAATCAAATAGAGAATAAACTAGCAGATTTTAGTCCTAATGGTGGACATTGGGGAGGTTTGGAAGTTGGTAAAACTTATGATAAAGCTATTAAACCACAAACAATTACTGAAGACCATCATGGAAATAAAAAACTAATCAATCCTTATCTTGATGATAGACGAGCAGGATTAGAAGAAACAAATCTTTTAATAGAAATTGAGAAAAGATTTCCAGATGAAAACTCTACTCCTGGAGCTGCATTAATAAAATCCTATTTAAGAGAAAAAATAAATACTATAAATAGACCACTATTATACAAAGGTCCGATAGGTGCAGTAGATACCGCACAATGGATAGCACTAGAATCTGGCAAGTCTGTTATAAATGCTATAGATGATTTAGGTCATGTAGCTAATCGTATTGGTTATGATGCAGTACAAGGTATACTGTCTGTAGGAGAAATCCTTATGTCAGAACCAGTTAGACAAATAGCTAAAATAGGCGCACACTCAGATCTAGAAGCAGAAGCTTTTGCTCAAAAGGTATTTAGTTTATCTGGTTGGGGATTAGAAAAAGATCCAGCGCCTAATACTTTTACTGGTGTGGCTGTCGAACCCTTTGCACAAGTTGGAGCATCCATCTATCTAGGTGGAAAAATGCTTGGTTGGATGGGTCAATTCATGCAGAAATGGATACCGCAAGTAGGAGCTGCTATAACTGGTTATACTACAGCAGCAGAAGGAGTAGTTCTTTCAGGAGGAGCTAAGTTAGCTAGTAAAGTAGTATCTGCATCTAAAGATCCTGCAATGGTAATGGGAGCAAAAGAAGGTCTAGGAAGCCCAACTTTTGTGAGTAAAGAAAATGAGATGTTTACTTTCTTACATGACATGGGAGCAGATGATGCAATAACAAAATGGATTGTGGGCGCTCCTAGTGACTCTGTAGCCATGAAAAGATTACAAAGTTTTACAAATGGAGCTTTTGAAGGATTAGGAATAGCTGGAACTCTTCCTGCTTTTGGTCTTATGTTTAGATCTTTGTTTAATCTTGGAAGACCTGTAGCTACTGAAGCTTATCAAGTTGGATCTAATTTCTGGACAAAAGTAGAACAATTCTTTCCTAAATCTGAAAAAGATAGACTTACTGAAGTTGTTGATGCAGATGGAAAAGTAGTATCTTTAAAAGATCCTAATGCTGAAGCTCCTACTAAGTTAGAAAGTGTCCAAAAAGTTAAAGCAGAAGCTAAAAAACAAATTGAGACTTTACTTACTGGTAAAGAAGCAATTAAGTTTAAAAAGGATTTAGCTAAAAGAGGATTTAAGATGGATAAAAATGGGAACATGACACCCATTATTAAAGT